TGTTCCATTCTTTCTAATCTAGCTTCTCTGGTCATGTATAACCAGTGTTCTAAATCATCGTAGGTTCTGTTGCATGAAATACATCGGTTATTATTCATCCGACAAGTCCCTGTGCAGGGAGAGTCGTTTACCATTTTACTTTGTTAGCCCAGTAGGCTGCTGACATCTTTCCTTTAGATATGTTTTTAGCGTGTCTTGCTTTAAAAGACTTTTGTCTAGCTGTAGGTTTCTTATCACCTGTGACACCTTGTTGACCAAAGCGTATGGTTTTTACTTGGTCACCAGATTTAGCCACAACAACATGAGATTTCTTTGAGTGGTTTGGAGTTCTTTTTGGTTTGTTGTAACCAGAAACGCCTGCTCTTGATAATCTACTGTCTTTCTTCATACACAATCACCCACGCTTTTTAGTAGTTCTGCTAGGCTTGGCTGTTTTTGCTGCTTGTTTGAATTGTTTGGCTGTTGGTGCACCTTTGCTTCCGACTTTACGCATTTTTTCACCGCTTCCTGCTGCGATTCTTTTTCGTTTTGCATGGATGTTTGCATAGAGTCCCTGTTTAGCCATTATAAATCTCCGTACGGATTCTGAAACGCTTTATTTTGATTGCGTTTAATTTCTTCTATAATTTTATTTAATGTAGCTTGTCTTGTTTGAGCATTAGGCATAATTCTTTTTTCTGGCATATAGTTAATATTTACATCTCTTTTGCCAGTACCCATAACAGCTCTTCCTAAAGCGTTAGGATCGTTATTAAAATCATATGCTTCTTGGATAGTTACTGTACCATCTGGATTAATCTTGTATGGAAAACGACCTAATGTGTTATATATAGCTGCTTCTTGTGTTGGATTCCAGTCACTTCTTAAACTTGATTCTTCAGTTCCACCAATAGGTCTACCTTCTCTTATAATGTGTGACCTGTTTATATCACCGTAATCTACTGTTCCGCCACCAGATAAAAAATATTCTTCTGATTCTGGGTTTTTAAAGTATCTATTATATTCTTGCATAAACCCTTCATTATTGACTACATCTGGATTTAATTGCTTGTAATCTAACAAGCCTTGTCTTAATGCTCTTGCTTCTTGAATTGAGTCGCTTAAATCAGACAAATCTCTATTACTAAAGTTTTGCTCTGTAATTGGATTTTCATTTCCAGCTATAGTTTCACCAAATGTACGAAGCTGTAATGGGACAGCTTTTTTGTATAAATCATATATAGAATCTAATAGCCCCATTGTTACTTACCTTTTTTAGATTTACCTGATTTAGATAATGCAATAGCAACAGCTTGTCTGTGTGGTTTACCAGACTTCATTTCTTTACGAATGTTTGCAGAGATAACCTTTTGTGACTTACCTTTTTTTAGCGGCATAATTTTGTCCTACTGGCGTTTCAAATATTAATGAGAATTTATGTATATAGAAAAAGGGGGTGGGGGGTCTACTCAATTCCAGTGATTACTTTTACTTGAATTGGTGTACCATCTAGGTCACCACCATGCTCATGCTTCTGTGTTTCTTTCCATTGTGCACGAGTCTTTAGCCAAAATATAGCTGCAGAAGTGTTACCCTCTTGTGCTTGTTTAAATAAAGTACCCGCAATAATAGCATTAGCATCTATACGACCTCTGTCAAGTTCTGGGCGATAGTACTTTGTGAGGGTGTCGTGTGAGATACCAATGACTTTCGCGATATCTTCATATGTAGTTCCTACTGACGATAACTCGTAAACCTGTTTTCGGGTGTCGTCTGTTGGAAGGTGTGGGGGTCGTCCGCCTTTATTTTCTGAAGTTTCCGCTTCAATTAAGTTATTCTCTTGATTATCCATGTTTAAATGTACCTTTTATATTATATATACCTCTAAAACGCACACAATCGCTCACTGTTGCATTTTCTTTTATTGTTAAGGGGTTAGCCTACCCTTGCCTATTTAAATTGATTGTAGGGCTTTATATGAAGCCATTTAATCTTATCAATGTAATAAGTAAAACTTATCACTATTTATATTTTGATTAGTAAAATAAACTTTACATATATTTTATTATGTTTTAATCTGTACTTGTCATTAATCAATAAGAGGTATTTAAAATGCAAATAAAAGACTTATCAATCAAAGAAGCAATAAGAGCTTTAAATAAGACAAAATGTAAAATAACAATGGATTTGCCCTATACAACGCTTAATGTATATATCCAAAAGAATGACTTATTACAGCAATTAAGAAAGTTAAAGCATTTAGATAAAAAAGATATGTATATTAACTTATATTATTTTGAGGATAATACAGTTAACTTATCTATTCAAGAGGGCTTTTAATAATGCTTTTTAGAATATCCCTTTATAAGTACGATAAACTTATATTTGATATATTAAGTAAAATTATTTATACTTTATCCATTAATAACATTACAAGGAATTAATACTATGCAAAGAATAACAATTAATATATATAATGACCCATCTCATGGATGGGGTAAAGTTTCAATAGATACTCTTCAAAGATTAAACTTGCTTAATAATATATCTTCTTATTCATACATTAATAACAATCATGTATATCTTGAAGAAGATTGCGACTTATCATTATTGCTTAAAAGACTTGAAGAGCTTAATATCCGTTATAAGTTAAAAAATAACTATGCTAATAAGTCCAGTAAAATAAGAAGCTATGAATATTATTCAAAAGATAAAGCTATGCATAGATATCTTACTAATTTATACAACCACTTAACTTCTTAAGGATTAATTATGAATACCATTACACTATTTAAAACTAAAAAAGATGCTATAGAGTTAGCGGGTAACTGTACTAAAACTTCAAAAATGCCTTGTGATTCTTATTCTTTACCTACAGAAGCTTGTATCACTGGTTCAAAAATGGCAAAAATTAAAGGCTCTATCTGTAATAATTGCTATGCCAATAAAGGCAATTATCATAGGTTTAAAGCTAACATTTTACCTATGCAATATAAAAGGCTTAATTCTATTCAATCTGATAACTGGATTCCAGCTATGATTAAATTAATCAATAATCAACCATTTTTTAGGTGGCATGATTCAGGTGATATACAATCTATAGAGCATTTTGGTAAAATATGTAAAATTGCGGAATTAATGCCAAATACAAAATTTTGGATTCCTACCCGTGAATATAACATTATCAAAGAATATGCTTCTAAAAATGTTATTCCTAAAAACTTAATAGTCCGCTTGTCCGCTATGTTTATAGATAAACCCGTAATTATTCCAGATAGCTTAAAAGGTATTCAGAATATAACGGTCTCTAATGTACATTCTAAAGACCCTATAGGAATTGAATGCGAAAGTTACAAGCACGGTGGCAAATGTAATGATTGCCGAAAATGCTGGAATTCAGACTATAAAGCTATATCTTATAAAATACACTAACAAGGGGCTTAAAATGGAATTATCAATAAAACAAAAAGAATCTATTATAAAAATGTTTAATGAGTATTTAATGCAATATAAAGAAGCTGGAATTGCTCACAATGAAGCCGTTATTTTTGCACGGCATAAAACAAGGCAAAATGCTTCTGTAATGATTAATACTTATTTTAAGTAATAACTTATAGCGGCTTATTTTTAGGCTGCTATAGGGTTATTATTTAATAACCATTTTAAAACTATATAAAGGGATCTATTATGATAGATTTTATAATTTTTGGCATCGTTGATAACGGTGTCATGATTGCAGGCGCTTTCACTGGCATAGAGGTTGAAAAATATCTACCCAAACGCTTTAAAATGGGCTTATTAATGCCAATTGTAGGCGCTGGAATTGGCAATATGACTAGTGATTTTTTAGGCGGCTTGTTTGCAATGAATACGCCGCTTGCGATTGGATCCGCTATTGGATGCTTTTTAGCTTTATTTTTAATTCCAATATTCAATTTAAAATTTAAATTAGGGGCTTAATATGTACAATGAAATAAAACTAACTACAGTATTTAAACCATATAAAGATTATTTAGTAATTGATAACCAATCAATGGTACTTCAATTATTAGATAAACTTTACTTTTTAAACGAGCAAATTATTAATGAGAATGTTAAAACAAAAGGGGCTTAATTATGGATCTTGAACGCTATCTACATGAAGTTAATCAGCATATTAAACCTACACGGTGGCAAAGATTCAAAAAACATTTGCCATTGCTATTAATGAGAATGGGAATTTTTACCCTCTTATTGATAGCTTCTTATCTAACTTATACTTTCTAATGAGAATTAACCACGCTACGAGCTCGTACAAAGCTCGTGGTGAGGTTTTCTTTACCCTTCCTATACCTTACCTTACCCGTAAAACAAAAAGCCCCGCTGGAGAGAGTAGCAAGGCTTTTCAGGAGGATGTAACTATACAAAGAAAATGGGCGTACCTATCCCACTCGCATATTATAACATAGGTACTAATGAGAATTGAGTAAAATTAGGCAGGAATTCTACGAGAAGCTAAAGTTATTATATTATCCATAGCTAATGAGAGTAGGCGTGTATATTCTACTGGCTTCTTCTCTTTTAAATATCTAGCATAGACCGCTTTCTTCTGATTAGGCTCTAATGAATCAATGATTGCATCCATAGCCTGAACATTATTAAAATCCATATCATCAATCATTTGTTCAAATACTTCATGCGATGACTCCCCGCCTGAATTAATGAGAATGGACTTGCTAGGATAGCCTAGCTTATGATTATCCACTTTCATATATAAAGCCCAGTCTTCTAAAATAAGTTTTACTCTGTTTATATCCATTATTATATCCTCTTATATAGTATTATGTTATCTGTCATAGGATTTTCCTAGGAAATGTCAATGATTTCTGATTTCCACCTATGACCGTCTTTGTACCAACCCTCTACTAACAAAGTCCAGTTTGCTTCTCGAAGATGAGGAGTGTATTCTGAATCCTCTATCTTGCGAATCCTTGCTCTCATGTTTGTCTTACTAGTAACTTGAATGGCTACCGTATTTCCTTTGCTATCGATAGCGAGAATATCAAAATTCCACAGGTCTTGGCGTACCTTTGCGAATGAATTCCATCGCTCAACGATTTTAACAAGAGGATACTCTTGACTATCCTTTAGTCTTTTTAGTGTTCTTTGTGTTGGACTTGTCTTTGCCATTTTTATTCCCGAATATTCTATCGTAGTTATCTGAATACTTCTTATCGTCTGTTGGTCTTCTACCGCTACCCTTGCCCATCACTTAATCTCCTTCTTAATCAAGCCAACTGGTAAGTTAATATAATCTTCATGTAGACAACTGGTGTACTCTGCCTTTGGATAATTCTGCATCACATACTCATTGGCTCGTGTACAATCTACAAAATGTCCTACATATTCTGGACTGCTCATTGTAAGATATACAACTAATACATATTCAAACATGAAGAATCCCATTCTCTATCATGTACTGCATAGTGTTTATATAGGCTTTATCCCACATCTCACGCTTCTGCTCACGATTGAGATTTATTCCATTGTCATATTCATGATGGCAATTGTAACATAAGGATGCGACTAACGCATCACTTACCTTCATAGCCATCCCTTTACCCATATTCCTATGAGCCCCTACAATTGTGCCATCGTTAGCACCGCAGTGCATACATGGTAATTGTCTACATGCTTCCATCATCTTTTTACTTCTAAACATTTAATCTCCACAAAAACATGGTATTGCTTCTTCATCTGTATCAAACATATCTTTTTGTGATGTAGCAAACTCTTTTAATTTAGCATAGCTTGGTCTGTCTTTACGAAACCTAGCTCCATCTTGTTGCATCGTTTTATTTTTTTGTGCAAAATTTTCTACCTCAATCCACCAATCAGCTCGACTTGGTTTCTCTTTTATCAAACTAACAATTTGGTGAACAGGTTTTAAAAAACATAAATCACAGTTTCCGTGCATTGTAGTTCCATTCATATTTGGAAGACCTAAATCAAAATCTTGCTCTTTCCAAAATTTACTTATGTCATGCTTTGTAATTCCATCAACAAATAATGGAACTCTACTGCTATCTACTTTAGAAGCCCTTCTTGGTTCATCTGCACGAATTCCCATCCAATCCATATTTTCGTTATGCTCCCATCCTAAAGATTGTATATATTTATGTATAACTCTTATCTTTAATTTAGCAGTACATGTTCTTGCTACTGGATTTGGTAAATTTGATGAGTGTTTTAATAACTCTAAAAACGGTTCACCATTACGGGATGCAGTTTCAAAGTCAACTATTTTAAATCTTTTACTTGCATCATCATCCCAAATATATTCCAACCATGTTATTGGCACATTCCATTTGTCTTCGCAGTCTTTAACAAACTTTAATGTAGCTTCTTCTTCTTTACCTGTGTTAGCAAATACTACAATAGCATCATCAGGTAATCCATTATTAGATTGTAATACTCTCCATAATAAATATGCAGATGTTCTGCCGCCACTAAAGCTAATCACTGTTGGTTCTGTTATTTTGTAAGGGTCTGTCATTATTCTTCCTTAAATTGAAAACCATATTGAGATGCCCACCATTCTATCTGCTTCTGGTATTCAGCCATCTCTTCTGTATTCAGAGAAGTGGTACTTGGAATCTTAACAATCTTCTCACCGTTAACTTCCACCTCTTCCTTAAGGAATCTAAACTTCATGAGTGAGTCCATCTCTTCTGGCTCATAACCCAGTCCATCACCGATAGCCTTCAGAAGTTTCCAGTATCGTTTATTCTGCTCTATGCTTCTAGTAAATTTATGTTCATTCACATCAACCCTCCATAGTTTATCAAAGTCTAATTGTTTTATCTTGTCTATAAAATTATCAAGATTGTTTTTTGTTAGGGTGAATCGCATCTTTACCTTCCTTTACATATTTAATAACAACACCATTCTTATCTGTAATTTTGTAACTGGTACAGTTAAACTCTTTAATAAATTTAAGTAGCTCATTCATAGCGGTCTCTCCTTGTAAGTTAAACTTTTCTCATCAAACCACAAACCAAATGTTCCCTCAAATGTATAGTTACGCTGTTTCTGTACTGTAAGGTAAGCAGTAGGTTCGTTGATTCTATCTTCTGGACAATTACCAGCAAACTTTAAATCTTCTATCTCACGATTACGCCAACATAATAAAATATTATCACTTAAGTTTCTAATATGACTTGATCCTAAAATGTTTGTAGCATCTGGCTTTTGATATTCATCTGACATCTTACGAGTATGACAAACTAAAAATACATGAATGTTTAAATCACGGCAGTATGAAGCTAACCTATCAATAAATATTTTTTGTGCATCATAGTTGTCTTCAGAAATATCTCCCATCTTCATCAATGAGTCAATCACAAATACATCTATTCCTAAAATCTCTTTACCATACTGCAATACTGCAAACATATCTTTTGAATCAGTAACTCCCTGTTGGTCGTAAATGTATAACTTGTCTAGATAGTTATTACAAAACTCTTTTAAAAATTTCTCTGTAGGATGTGGATCACCTAGCTTTTGCTGAACCATTCTAGATAATGTGAGTACAGGTTTCATCTCCATACTAGCTATGAGTATTTTAGTATAGTGCATTAGATACAAGCATATCTGTGATAACATCATTGACTTACCATGACCAGATACACCAGTAAAAGCTGTCAGCTCTCCTTTCCTGACTGCAAAGTTATTATCTGCTTTTGCAAAAGGTAATGAATATCCTGCATTGCGTTCTTCTTTGTAATACTTAACTAACTGATCGTAATAACCGTCTGTAGATTTAATCTTATAATCTGCTTGGGTTATCTTGCCTGTTTCTGAATCAACTTGTTCTTTAGTAATCACAAGTCTATCCATTAACTGCCCTACGGTCATCTCATTCATAATACTCTCCCTTTAATTCTTGGCTGTGTTGCTCCTCCATCTTCCCATCTTCTTTGATTAATAATAACTTCTGGACTTGGATTAAACCCTTCCTTCCATTCTTTAGAATTATTCATAGACTTTACCCATGAGATAATTTTATCTGCTTCAATATCCAACCCATGCTTTTTCCACTTCTCTAAACATCCCTTTTTATTAACCCTTCTTTTATCTAGTAAACTATTCCAAAATTCTTCAAAATGAAGACTTGTATATTCTTTACTCTCCTCTACTCTACTCTTCTCTAGGGAAACATTTTGTTCACAAGTTGTTATCAAGTTGTTATCATCTTGTAACCAATGTGATAACAGACTGATTTGCTTGTTAATGAAATCCTCTGTCTTCCTTAATCTAAAGGCTATCTTGTGGACTTCAGGTAGTTCACCATTGTTTTCAGATGCTAATAAAAGTAACTCAATTAATGTAGCTTTACTATCAGAATTAAGATTGTGCCACTCATAATCCTCAAGTATTTGTCTGTAGACTTTTATCCAAATTACATTTCTATCTTTCATAGGTGGTTGAAATTTACTCCAGTTTCTAATTTTCAAAATAAACACTCCTCATATGTTGCTAACATATCGTTGACAGATTGTTGTTTCTCTCCAGTCTTTTCGATATGTAGGTACGGTTTGTTTTCTATGAACCATTCAGCTTCCCTTTTGGATTGGAAACGCTTTATAGGTTCACCCTCATTGTCCTTCACTATGTGTGTGAAGACTCTGTCTCTCACTTAATATCTCCTTTATCTGATACTTGCGTAACTCTGGAAGTTGATTAGACTTCTTCCAATGGTACATCACCTGCCTAGTTACTCCTAAAGATTCTCTCAAATCTTTCTTGCTGTTATTAAATAATGTTAGTGCTTCTTCAAATGTCATTTATATTTCTCCTGTTTATATTTTTCTAATGCTTGTTCTTCTTCATACTCTTGCTTCTCCAGTTCCTGTTGCCATCTCCATTGACTTTCACAGTAGCCGTCATAGTCTTGTAACCAACTATCTCTATCCATTACATCTCTCCTAGTTATTAATGTATAGTAGATTATACATGATGTTTTATTTAGTGCAAGTATTTTAATGTAAAAATATTTTTAAATAAGTACTTGCAATATAGTAAAATATAATATACAATGAAGTTTCATTTATCAATAAGGAGAGAAACATGGATTTAAATGACGAGTTAGCAAGAATTATATTCGAGCTACAAAGAGCAACAAATGATTTAAAAGAGTTAAACGATAAACTTGAAGAGGAGGATAAAGATGAGTAAGTTTAATGAACTACGAGTATTAGATGTTAGTAGATTTGTAGAAAAGAAAGGTGAGTTTAATTACCTTGCTTGGGCACATGCGGCTGATATCTTATTACAACATGACCCAATGGCTACATGGGAACATCAAGACCCAAAAGTATTTAATGATACAATGATGGTTTTCTGTACCGTTCATGCCTTTGGCAAATCTATGTCAATGCAATTACCAGTATTGAATTATAGAAACCAAGCTATTAAAAATCCTAATGCTATGGAAGTTAATACAGCGATGCAAAGATGTTTGGCAAAGTGTATTGCTACATTTGGTATTGGGTTACATTTATTTCAAGGTGAAGACCTTGTTGATCTAGACCCGTTAGAGCTTATTAAGAATGTATATAAGACTCAAGGCATAGAAGGTGCTAGAGCTGTGTACAATAAAATGGATAGTGATGCTCGTAAGAAGTGTCAGAGTTTCATAGAAGAAATAAGGGAGAGTAAAGATGGAACAGAGAAGTGATGAATGGTTTCAGGCTCGTCTTGGAAAAGTTACTGCTAGTCGTGTAGCTGATATTATGGCTACATTAAAGACAGGCAAAGAAGCAATAACTCGTAAGAATTACCGTATTCAACTTGTATCAGAAAGGTTAACTGGAAAGAAAGTAGATTTATACTTTAATGATGCAATGAGAATGGGCATTGAAAGAGAAGAGGATGCTCGTACTACATATATGTTTAAACATAGTGATGTAGAAGAGGTAGGTTTTATAGACCATCCTACTATTCCAATGACAGGAGCTAGTCCAGATGGTTTAGTTGGTGAAGATGGATTAATAGAAATTAAATGTCCATTAGCAACAACTCATACCGATACAATTATATCTGGAGAAGCCCCAAGTAAATACATACCACAGATGCAATGGCAGATGGCTTGTACAGGGCGTAAGTGGTGTGACTTCGTATCATTCAATCCAGACTTTCCAGAAAGTTTACAATTATTTGTGGTAAGAGTGGAAAGAGATGATACACTAATAAAAGAACTAGAGGATGGAGTACAAAAGTTCTTATCAGAAGTTGATGATACTATCAACCAATTACAGGAGAAGAAATAATGGAAATTACTACAGTAGAAGCAGTAGTATCAGAGCCTATATTAAGGCTTAATGAAGAAGAAAGAGATACTCTACGAGCAGTAGCAAGTGGAGAGTTTTCTCAAGAAGAAATACAGCGTAAGAGAAGTGCATCAGAATCTCAAGAAATCGCTGATAGAATTGACAGAGCTGTTTGGGAGTTAATTAAAAAAGTTCCAGATGCCTTTGGTCATGAGACAGTCTTTCAAATGGCTGCCAAATTTTATAGAAAAGAAAGGAATCAATAATGGCAACAGTAGGAGTTAGCGTTAGAATAGATGTAACAAAGATTGATAAAGATAAGTTGTACAAAGGTCAGAAAGGTCAGTATTTGGACTTAACGACTTTTATAAATCTTGATGAGCAAGACAAGTACGGTAACAATGGCTTCATCAGTCAATCAGTTTCAAAAGAAGAAAGAGATGCTGGAGTTAAAACTCCAATTCTTGGTAATGTAAAGGTGTTCTACCCAGCAAGTAATGCACCTGCTAAACAAGAAGACTTTGCTTTAGAAGATGATCCATTCTAAACACATTAAACATGGTGCATCAAAAACCATTGATGGCAAGGTGGTTAGGAGAATCCCTAAACAAAATGTAAAATTCTTACCCAAAGATGCAGAAATTCTAGGTCTTTGTAATAATAGATTAAGAGTTAGATTGGATGTTGAATGGATAAGAAGAAGAGGTAGGGGATATAATAGATTAGTAAGGGAGCAGTGATGCTCCCCTCTAATTATTTGTTACAAACATACATTGTAACTTCGAAGCCGAAACGCATTTCAGTAGCTGCTGGTTTTGTCCACATAGCTGATCTCCTTTCGTGTAAGATTTTGTTACATGTATGATTATACAGTAGAGCTTTTAAATAACGACAAAAATGTAATTAGAAGAGGGTAGTGATTATCATGATTAACGATGAAATTGATTTTTCCAATACAAAAAGTCAATTGTTATTTACTCCAGAAGGAGCACTGTATATCAACATACTTTACAAAGCACTAGATGATTATAGAAAGTGTAAGAAGTATGATGGACGATTACAGCCAATGGGAGAAAAAGCTCTAGAATTTTTAATGTCACAAAATGAAATCATGCAAATCAACGCTTGGCTTCTTGGCATTCCTTTGTATAAGATGATGGAGATAATGTACAATAAAGAATTGTTTACTGTATTTAAAAGAAACCTTAAACTATTAATCAATGATATAGATGATTATTTAGATGGAAAATTTAAAGAGGTTAATGAAGATGATGATTCAGAATAAAATAAAAACAATAATAAAATTTGTAGTCTTTGCATTAGTAGTGTTATTATGTATTGGTATTGGTTGTTATTACTACATTAATCAACCATTAGATTCAAAAGAAATAATGTGTTATAAAGGTAAATTGATACATAGAATAGGTGATGATGGTACTGTTTATGTTAAAGTAAAAAATGTCTCTTGTGAGGTTGATAGGGGCATGATAATTATAGAGGAGAAATCATGAGTGATATGATTAACCCAGACCATTACAAGGTGGGAGGGATAGAAACTATAGAAGTCATTAAGGCTAAACTTGGTGACGATTACAAACACTATGTCAAAGGTAATCTGATGAAGTATTCTCAACGACTTGGTAAGAAGGATGACTGGGTTCAAGAGCTTCGTAAGATTGCGTGGTATGCTAATGACTTGGCAGATGAGTTGGATAGAAAAAAATCATCTCCAATTATGCCTGACGAGTGGATAGAAGACCCTTTACATGACGAAGATTAAATTAGAAAAGCGGGTTTGCCACAAATGCAAACAACCCGCAAACACTTATGACGATAACAAATGGTGGTGTGGAAGAACATTGTCAGCACATGGAGTATGTAAGAATGATAACAAGAAGAATGGCGATAGAGGGTGATTGGTTCACTGTTCAATTTTTTAAAGAGGGTGATGGTAGTATTAGGGTAGAAGTGGTACATGATATAAAGAACAAATTTTATAAAATGTATCCTGATAACAAGTTAACTTTTGAGGAGAGTAAAGATGAGCAAGTATAATATATTATTTATAATAGTAGCAATTACTTTAGTGACAGGCATACAAGTATATGCACAAGATAAAATAATAGTAACACCAGATGATAATATTATCGTATGTACTACAGATGAAAATGGAGTAACGGTTTGTCTTTAAATGCTAGCATGAATTATAAAGAAAGAAATTCTGGCAGTAATTTTGCTGAAGAATTTTTTGAAGACTACTGTAAAGATTACTTTATCAGAAGAATTGGGTTTGATGAAAAGAATGATAATATCCCTCACTTTTATAATATGAGCAGAATGTTAAGAAATCTTCCTGATTATTATGTAGATACTGGTAAAAAACAATTTGTAGTTAATGTTAAAGGTACAGATTGTATAAAAGAAAAAGAGTATGAAATTATATCTTTGTTAGCTAGTGCTTACTCAAGTGATGATTGTATGTTGCTTTATGCGTTTTGTTTTAAAGGAAATACAAGACCTATATTCTTATATCCTTTTGAGGTTATAAATACATATGACCAGAAGAAAGACCAGACATGGCATGATGGTGTGATATATAGAAGTTTAGAAATTAGATGATTTATTTTCCCATATAAAACTTAACCATTTTTTAAGCTCTGATACTCGCCTTTCATCTTTAAGTTTCATGAGCCACTCTCTTCTTTTGTTGAGTGGTTTCTTGGAAAGGTTTAATGCTTCACAATATCTTTGGTATTCTTGTGAGTAGTTGTCTGTTTCCAGACCATTAGGCAAGGTAATAGGTTTCTTATTCGTCTTCAAGATAAATACTATCTACTACAATCTCAACATTAAATACTTCGCCTTCATCGCTTATGGTTATGATTAATGTATCTTCACCATAAACAACTTGAACTTCTTCAATGCGTTTACCTTCCATGCGTTTTGCAATTTTATTAATATCCATTAGTGAAATTCAGTGCCCTTTAACACTCCAAAATAAATATCAAAAATATCTCCAGCAATAACAAGTGATTCATTATTGCTGAATTTAATCGTTAACATAGATCCAGTAGAGTCTTCAGCTAAATCAATATCTGTAATTGTTTTATCTATAAAGTTTTCTAATAACTCTACACTATCATGTTGTTCCATCTACCATCCTTGTCTAATACCATTGGCATAAGTTTAGGTTGCCCGTTTATAATCATGCCGCAACCCACTATGAATCTTGACTTAAAGTTTTTAGCATAATCAAATGCCATAGACTTCTGATTAATTAAACAACCAACCTGCATACCCCAGATAAGAGCATCAGGATTAGAGTAATAACCTATATTAAACTTGGTATGGTAATGACCTTGAACAGTATTCATGCCGTATTGTTGAGCTACCTTTAGTACATCTGCTGACATACCATGAGTAAAGAAACAACGGCTACCATCAGACAATGTAATGGTGACATCATCTACCCACTTCCATCCATCACCTACACCAAGAAACTCGTTGTAACATTTAAGATAGTCTTTAGGTAATCCATATTTCAAAGCTCGTCTATAGACTAAAGATGAATGATTGCTATGTACAATAGTCATTTCTGGAAATATCTTTTCCAGCTCTTGTATATAGAGTTTAGATTTACGAAGCTCATCACCTGCTGACATTAGATCAGGGTTATGTTCGTGCATAGAAATTGCATGATGGTCTAATTCATCACCAATGTTAACAACCATGTCTGGTTTATATTTCTTCTTTAATGCCTTTAGAAAATCAAAAGCATCTTGATGATGATAAGGTATATGCAAATCAGATATTACTAATACTGAATTATTCATTGGTATAAACCTTTGTTATATAACAGGTTTATTGTACCATTATATTTACATAAATGAAGTATTTACTTTACATGGATAAAGAATAGATTGGCTTCTGCAGCCCTTCTTCTTTCTAATCCTCTTAATACTTTACCACCTGCTCTACAATATTTTAATAGCGTTTCAATAGCACCTTCTTTATCACCCCTGTTAAGCTTGGAACGAATCGAGCTTCTTTGTAATGTTCCCAAACCAAGATTAAAGCTAAAGCTAACAAGAGCATCAAACTCATTTTGTTTAAGTGGCACAGTAATGTATCGCAATACCCCACGCTCAAAACGCTGTAAATCTTGTTTAAGTAATCCATCTACTTCTTCTTGACTCCATGTTCTGTTATGTGCTTGATGTAGTGCGTATGCCTTTCTTTCTGCCAATGGGAGTCTATTTTGTTCTGGATATAGAACATGACCATACCCAATAGTCCACAGTAAAGCAGGGCACAAGTAAGGCTTAAAATGGCAACCTTCAAAGTGCTTAATAAGTTGGATTCCCTTTTCACCTGTTATCACTTCTTCTTATCCCAATGCCTACTTCCAAACCAGAATCCAATGATAGAGGCTACAATAGCCATCTCTTCATCACTAAAGACTAGCTCTAAAGCTGTGCTAAAGTCTACACCTGTGTTTATAGCCCATACCATACCAGCAATATCAGTAAACAGTAAGAGGAAGACAAAACAATAAGTGACCACAGGACGGACAGAAGCAGAGAGATTAACCACCCAACCACTCGCTTTTTCTTGGAGTCTTGCATCATGTTCATAAAGTGCTACCCTTTCTTGAGTGTATGTTTCCATCTCAATCTGGTCTGTTCTTATGTCTTCTATACGCTCTTGTGAAGCAAAACCTTTTTCAGCTAATGCTAATTCTCTATCCATTTGCAGTTGAGCCATTTCTCGCTCATGCTTTTGGTCAGACTTGTTTTCAAAAAACTTTAGAACACTAGGTAATCCACTTGTGGCAAACCCTAATATACCTGATAAGATACTTAACATATTTTTCCTTTATATTTCATTTTCATCAAAGCCAAATTCATCGGCTATTTGTTTTCTTAATAACTCAAAATTCTTATCATGTCGTAAATAAGATTTACCATAATAATGATTAGCCATATGTATTATTTCATGCACCATAGACTTAATTAGGCTAGTCAAGAATCTATGTCGTTCAGGACAAACACCTATGGTATCTGGGTCTGGTGTATAGGTAGCCATGACTTTGTCTGATACAAGCAGTAGTTCAAACTCAACCTCATCTGCAGGAGGAAGACCTAGTTCTCTTAAAACACTTGTAGCAATTAACATAGAGTAAACTGCTTTAACTGTTTTAATATCTATTTTCATCTTCTGTCAAGTGGATTAGTTGTAGCTCGTTTAATCACATCTAGCTTATCTTCTACAGACTTAATCATAGTTTTAACTTCTGACTTTAGGTTTTCAGATGTAGCTGTAAGTTCTCTTTGTGTAGCCTTACTAATTGCACTAGCTTCTTTTGATAGCACATAAGCATCAGCAGCTTTTTCTTGTAATCTGATGTTTGCATCTAAACCTTCCATCTGTCTTTCTTTTATGGCTGATACTTGTAATTTAAGCTCTTTGATGTCTTGTTTAATATCACTTAAACCTTCACTAGCTTCTATGGTATCTAGCATTTTATTGTAGAATGTCACCCCTGCGTAACCTGTCCCAAGTATAATTGGAAACACTATTATAATGATCTTCGATATTGTAGCCTTTGAGAAGGTCAAGTTGAAATTGTCTGGTAACTGCACTTATTGGTAACTCCTGTGTTATACTAAACATATCAGCTAAAGGAGGCTGATAAAACTCCATCGGTTTATTTAACAATTCTAACGAAAGGACTAATCCAAAGCCATGAACAATTTCTTTGCGATTATCAACGACATTATCTACATTGTCTTTAGACTCTTCTTTGTCCCCATCTTGTTTGTTTTCTTTTACTTCTTTGGTGCTATTAGTCTCGCTGCTAGTGCTTGTCTCGACATTATCACTCGTATCGCTAACTTCTTCTTGGAGGACTGATTCTATAGTAGGTTCAGTAGTCGTCTGCGGTACATCTATTGTCGGTACAGTTACAGACTCTATTGGCATGGGAGACACAGGACTTGTAGGGCTCGTTACAGAAATTGGACTCACAGGGTCTGTAGTGCTTTGAGTGCATGTGTTCTGCGATTCTGACCAATCGCTCCATACTTCTGTGCCATATGGATTTGGGCATGAACTTATCCTCGTTTCAGTAATTTGTCCTTCATAGCCACTAGCACACGCCAGAGTCCTAGAATCAAATGAAGCAATACAAGTAGGAGGGTTAGCGGTACAGTTATCAGAAGTAGTCGTCCAATCTGTCCAGCTTGCTTGTTTGCAAATAAAGGTTCTACTTTGTTGTATTCCTCCACTATGATTTGGGGGACAAGATAGCGTTTGATACTCGATACTATCCACGCAAATAGGCTCAATAACAGCTGAGCAGATAGGGTCATCAGGTCTGTACCAACCGCAATACTCTTGTTCCAGAGCCACTTGGTTGTCGATACCAACGCATTGCATACTGCCTTCCAAATACCAGCCATCGCTTGTTTGAGAAAAGTTACAATACCACGCATATACATTACTCCATAGGATAAGTGACAGTAGGAGGAGTCCAATCCTTGCCATACAACCTCGCAAACACATCAGGTTTAAGTTCATACCATGCTCTTAATGCTGCATCACCTACTGCACCATTAATAGGACAAGCAGAGCCTGCCTGTAGCATAGCTTCAAATACTCGTTCATCTTGACATAAAACACCAACTGCAGCAACCTTAAGACCTAAATCATTTAAAACTTTAGATAGCTTTATACGCTCACAGTTTTCGTCTGTTACAGTAGCTCCACCAGATATTGAGATAACGCCTGTATTAGCTCCACCACTAACTCCAGATTTACACATATCATTACTGAAAGCACTAATGCTAGGAGACATAGCAGATGGGACAGGCATCCCAGAATATTTGATAGTAGTGTCAGCAGAAAACGCATAAACAGCCCAGAATAGTATTACAAGTATGACAGAGACAATTAATGCTTGTTCTCTCATGACATTTTAAGAGCAATATGGATTAAGATAAAAAGAATACCGCCAGTCATGCCGATCATTATTCTTTCAAGTCTTGTTAGTCTCGCACAGATTGACTCATAGCGTTCCTTACATATAGCTTCATGAGTGTTCAGTCGTGCTTCTGTGTGATCCATTTCCATCAGTGTCCTTTCTTGGTGCGTTATAGAGGTTTATAGGTGGTAGATATAACGGTGTCCATATCATTGTCGTTTTTTAAACTCTTGATATTGTTTCTTCTGATAATCTTCTAAACCTCCACCAAAGTAGTTGTATATTAAGTTACCAAAAAATGGAAATGTTTTAATAGACTTAAATCTATGTGGTTTGTCAGATAGTGAAGGAATACCTTTCTCTTCTTTTAATCCAGACAGTTCATATAAATCAGCCATGTAATTTCCAATCACATCAAATGGAGGAGCAACCATATCAAGAACTGTATCACTTAATCTTCCAGATTGAACTAACCTGTCAGTTAAATATCTTGATGCACCAAGAATCTTAAGAGCATTATTAACATAGTCGTCTTTGAACTCTTCCATGCCTATCTCTTTTCCGTGCATGACTCTTTTAACTGTATCAACACCTGTGTTTAAACCAGTAACAAAGGTTAAGTATCTAACTGCATTGTATCCAGCTTTTGCATAGTTGCCTCTTGCAGCTTCTTGAAATATAGTCTTTCTAACTAAATCAAATTGTTTTAATGTAAATGATTTAAGTGCATAGAAAATTCTACCACCCTTCATATTTAAATACTTTTGTGGCATTTGAGATAAACTAATAGGTTGAATTTCTGATAGTTCAGAAAAAGCATAATACTTTACATTGTCAGATATATTTCCAGTCTTAAGATCATTAATTAAATTATCTAACTCACTGCCAAAAACACCGCCATATTTTCTTCTAAAAGCATCTGTACCTTTTTCAGTTTTTAATTGATTAACTGCTCGTCTTAATGCAGCATTAATGTGAGTAGTTTTACCAACTCTATCTAGTCTTTGAAATTGGCTGACATTTAAAATACTATCAAGCATTTTTGCCATACCTTTAGTCGTAGATATTTCAGCAGTTATGTTGTTTAAACCTAACATTTTAGGAGTAATTTTTGACCTACCTGCAGCCTGCTCTACAAGACTGATGATTGAATTTTTAAATCCATTAACATATGCACTAATTCCCATATCACCAACTTGAACTAATGCAGATTCAATGTTACCTAGATGAGTGCCATAGATTAAGTTTTTAGTAAACGATGTTCCAGCTCCAACAGCCTCTTCACCATCACCAAATCTAGCTTTTAATAAGTCTTTAACCTCATCTGCTCTTAATCCTAAATTTTCAGTCATCTTTAAATTAGCTATAGACTCATCCATGTCTAATAAAATACCGCTTTTAGATACACCATTACCGCCAAAAAATCTTCTTTGCTCTACATTATTAACTGCACCTCTAATGTAATCTAATAAAGCATCAGCAGGGTTTTGATAATATTCTAAATCTTCATCAACTAACTCTGCAATCTTTCTTTGTTTAGTAAATTTAGGAGCAGCAGACCCAGCAGGCATTCTTCCTTTAAAGAAGTTGCTAGTTATTTTTTCATATTCATCTGCAGGTAAGTCTCCTGAATTATCTAACCCTAGTTTAGTAGCTCTTTCGTCTAATAGCTGTTGTAATTTATTAGCTTGCGGTCTTCCATATTTATCAGCAAGATAATTTAAAAACTTATCTCTATCTACAAAGTCTCTAGGAAAATAGTTTTTAATGTAATCTACTTTAACACCTGCATCTACCATTTCATTATATAGATTATCTAACACATTACGAACTTGATTAAAATTATTGCCTAGTTCAGGACTAATTTTATTTAGCTTGGTAAGAAGGTCATTAAAGTTACCATTAAACATATCTTTAGATAAGTCTTTTCTAACCTTTTTATTTAGCTTTTTAAACTTTTGAAAAAATGGCTCTACTCTGGCAGAATAGTTTGCTATTTTTTGGTGTAGGTTTGACTCAAAACGACCTAATCTATTTCCTATAAATGGAGCAATTTCTTTTAATCTTGTATGAATAGGTTTGATATAACTATCTATACCTTTACCAAGAGAGCCTAATATTCCTTGTGGTTTTTTATATGTATGTCTTTGTATAATCTCAACAGCTTCATCTATGTTTGTAGGAGGATTAAACTTTTTAGTAGATAAAGTAATAGCTTTGTTAAAATCTTGGTCGCTTAATCTTAATTTAGATTTAACATAATTTGGAATATCTTTTTGCTTCATGCCATTTCTAAATGCTACTGCAGCATTATATTCCATATCACCAACTAGTTTTTCTGCTTTATCTAAATCATCAAAGTTATATTTTTTAGGTCTTGATTTTATTAGTTTGTAACCTTTACCAACAAGATCAATACCTCCTTTTAATACACCTCCACTAGCTGCAGCAATAACAGTATCTTTACCAAGTTGTTTAGGGTCTACTGTTCCAGTTTCTGCTAATTGGTCTACTAAAGAATACTCTGCACCCCATATACCAGATATACCTGCAAATTTAGAAACGCCTTTTATTCCTGATTGTATTTTAAATAACTTTTCTAATGGAACAAATGTCTCTGGAGATACAAAAGAACCTACTATTTCACCAGCAACAGCAGCACCACTTTGTCTTTCTTCTGGCGTAAGTTCTGCATATGCTTTATTAAGATAGTTTTCTCTTTTGTTTTTGTAGTATTCTAATCTTTTTTGTACTGCTGTTTTAGGTTTTTGGTCAGATATTAATGAAGAAAGATTTAACTCGTCATCTTTCATATTGTAGAGTTTTGATATTTCAGATTTATCATAATATTGATTATCATCTGGAATAGCATTAGGATTAAGAGGAAAATATGACTGAATAACTTCTCCTAATTTTTCAGCACGAAGATTGCTTTCAATACCATACATAAACTTATCCCATGTAGAAGCAGTCTTTAGTTTTTCTGGGGATACTATTTGTTCACTTTCTGGAACAACATCACCCAAGACAGGCGTTGTTTCAGATGTAGGTAAATTATCTTTTGAAACAACATCACCTAAATTATCTACTGACAAACTTGGCTTGGTTTCGATATCTTTTGTTTCTTCGTCTGGTGATTTAACAAAAACTAATTCTTCTTTTGGAACAACACCACCTATGTTTTGCAATCCCATATTAATTATTTCCTTTTAAATATCTCCACTCACCCTGAAAATAGACAATTGGTTGTCCATTTTTGTCAACACCTTCAGCTCCTTCTATAGGTATATTTACTGGGAACTTGCCTGAAACAAAGTCACTAAAAAAACCTGATTCAAAGGCTTTAGATTCAGTTGCAGATTTTGTAATAGCTTCAACAGCTTGAGCAAATGTAATTTCTTGTCCAGTATTTTTTTGTACTTGCTTCATTAATGTTCTTGCTTTATCTGTAACAGCAACGGCTGCATTTGATGCAACATCATGAGAAACACCAAATCCTTTTAATGCAGCATATGCAACATTCATTTCTCCTTCTTCAGGAACATATGGTTTGTACTCTTTAAATTTAGTATATCCAGAAACTGGAACAGCCCCGCCATCAGTTGCTTTTAATATAGGTAATTTAGAATTTGGATCTTTAGGTATATAAAATACTCCTCTTTCATCTTCTACCATTTTATACTGGTCTTTTTTAGAACTTAACTCTGCATCCGAAAGCATTTGACCTTGAATTAATTCAGGCTTACCTTCTTTGTTATAGAAGTATTTTTGATTTTTATCTATCCTTAATCCTAAAAGTTTAGCTTCATCATCTGATAATAATTTTCCAGCATTTTTTAAACCTAGTGTTCTTCGTTTTGTTTCTAAATCCATTAATGTATTTGCAGCGCTAATGTTTCCACTTTCAATTAATTTATTTATTTGACTTAAATCAAAATCATATGTAGTAGTTTGTGGTGTATATTTTTGAGGTGTAAAACTTGGAGCAACTGCTTCACCATTTTGCATAACTGGCTTATACGGAGTTGTTGGCTCTCCACCTGTTGTTGTAGTTTTATATAAACCTCCAGAAGATAATACTTTATCTAATGCTTCTCTTTGCTTTCTTTCTCTTGAAATTTCAGCAAATTTCTCTTTCATAAGTACATCTTTTTCTAAATTAGAAAATGGCGTTTGTGCAGATTCCATACCTTGTAAATAACCTTTAGCTAAATAAGGAATAGCAGAACCATAATTTTGGTTTTTAGGTTGAGCAAGATATCCTACAGCAGTACCTAATAATCCTTGAAACAACGATTGTTGTTGTGCTTTTTTTAATTGCTCTGGTGTAATTAAACCTTCTAAATAAGTAGGTGTTCTTGCACCAAAGATATTAGTACCTGATGGTATAAAATCTTCTAGTTTAATTGCCATAATTTTTCCTTATGCGAATCTTGTTCTGAATGTTCTTTTTGGTGTATTAATAGCTATCATTGTTCCTCTTGATGGAGCTACACCTTTTGGAGGAGATATATTTGCCATTTGAGCTTCTGCTGCAGCTCTTTCTTCTGGAGTTACTGCATCTAATCCTATTTGTGCTAATTGAACTTGATCCATAGGATTCATACCAGCTAATCCTTCGTATGCAGTAGTTCCAATATCTTCTAATAATCCAGTTTTAGGAGTTGCAGTTAATCCTCCAAATTCATTAATGTTTGCAGCAGTTTCTAATTCTGTTGGAGATGGAACATAACCTCCACCAGTTGATAATCCGCTTACAGCTGCAGTTTCTGGAACATCTAATATGCTTCCAAATGGACTTGCTGCTTGATAACCTGCTTGTGTAGCTGTAGTACCACCCATTCCAACATTTAATGGATTTAATCCCATATCTATATTAAGACCACCTCCACTTAATAATGATGATGGAGCACCAGCTGTCATAGCAGATTGTGCTGCTCCTTCTGTAGCTATTTGTGGTACTGATGGAGTGATTGCTGAACCTAGATTAAATAATCCACCTTCTGTAAATCCAGAACCAAATCCTGCTGACCCACCAAACGCACCGCCAGTAACGCCACCTAATGCAGCACCTTGTAATGGGTCTCTGCCTGTAGCTAAAGAAGTTAATGCACCTATTCCTGCACCTATTAAGACTGGAGCTCCCATTATTTACCTCCGCCTGATTGTGTGGTTGATGTTGATACAGCACCCATAGGAGCACCGTATGCAGCAGATAGGTAAGATTGTAGTTTAGTGTATGGTAAGTTTTGACCAAACTCGTATCTAGCAATATCTGACTCTAGTGCTTGTCTTTGGTAATCTTCTGCTGTTTGTCCTACATTGAGTAATTGTTGAATGTCTTGGTAATCAGCAGCAGCCATTTGTGGAGCAGATTGTATTGCTCTTTCTTGAGCAGCTCTTTCAGCCGCATAGTTTTGGTATGCTAATTCACCAGCTCTACTTGTAAGTTCTTTAGCTAGGTTTGTAGATGCACGAGATTGTAAGTCAGCCATTGCACCAGAACCATAACGACCAGCAGTAGATGCTTGAGATGCAATGTTTTTAAGAGCATCTTGGAACTGTGTAGTAGCTACTCCAGCAGCACCTTGTAGTGCATTAGCAAAGTATGGATTTAAACCTAAATTTTGACCTTGTATCGTAGCCAACTGTTGTTGTTGAGCAGCAGGCACTAATGGAGATCCTGCCAATGCTCTATTTTGTGCAGCCTGTAATGCAGACTGTGTTTGTTGACTAGGTGATACAAATGTTTGGTATGGATAGTAAGATGGAGTGTCTGTTTGGTATAATTGTTTAGCTTCTTGTAGACCGTATTCAACGAATGGACGAACAGTAGGGTCTAATTCGTTAGATTGCTTTTGCACAGTAGTTCCACCGCCACCACCGCCTTTAAATAGTTGTCTGCCCATTTTGCCATTGTCGATGGATTGGTTGCCATCTAACTCTGGGAAATAATCGTAAATCATAATTTATACTCCATTAGTGTATATTTAGGTTTCATGTTCCATTTCATTCGCCATAACCTGACGATTGAATCTTTTGCAGTAGAACCTTG